CGCGCCGCCGGCCACTTGCGGGATGCCTGTACCTGAAGGATAGGGAATACCGCCGCCTGGGGTGGTGGGAATATGATACCACCATGACGAATACGCGTTAGGAAGATAACCCAAGTTAGGCGCGGCCAGCGACACGTATACGCCGCCGCCATAGGTCACGACGGCGCCCTGCTGGTACGTGAACGTCGGCGACCAGGTGTTTACCCCGGCCAGCGGCAAATTACCGCTCAGCAAAAGATCCAGCCTGTTGAGGTCGTACTGGATCGGCACCTGCCAATTTTGCTGGTTGTAGTACGGCACCTGCAACCCGATGTTGGGCGTCACCGTCACCTGGGCCACGAGCGGCGCTGCTACGAGCAGCATGAATAACAATCTTCGTATCATGTTACACTCCAAAAGAAACTTCAGTCCAGTTGCTAATTGTCGACGAACCATTAGTGTCGGTAATTGATACAGAGAATGTTCCACCCGCCGGAACCCAAAACCCGATATATGCGTAGCTGTTAGTGCCATTTGACCAACCAGCAGACGGCCCAGCGACACCGTTTACTATAGCTTGAATGTAGTGATCCGACCCAGTACCGCCGGTGAACGGCCCTCGCATTGTCACTTCCTCGTATACGGCGGCAGTGCTACCGTTCGTATAGACGCTGCCGGCTGCGTACACGCCGGTCTTATCAGACCTCACTGCCTGCACGCCTATAAGATCCGCATTGGTCAGCACGTTAGCCAACTGCGCCGCAAGCGTAGATATACTGGCATCACTAGTTGAGTATCCCTTGGCGGCCATCATCTGGCAGAAAGCAGCCACGAATGTACTCCACTGGTAAAACGCTTTGTTTGCTGTGGGCGACGGAAACTCCCCACTCGTGGCACCACCCATCCGTTGCGCATCAGCAGCGTAAGCCGCGTCGGTTTCCTGGTTAGTGAGCGTTGGGTTCCACTGTAAAAAATTCGTAGTAGCTGGCATCTAGTTGCTCCATAACCCGCCGTCAAACCCGGCGACGTAGTTGTCATTGCGGTCAAAGCCAAACACCGGAAGCAGGCTGCTGTTATACGTATAGCGCACTCCCTGCGGACGTGGCACGATAAGCCCATTAGTCATGTCGATGTTCGTAGGTTGCGCGCCAGTACCGTTCCACCCCGCCGCCTTACCACACAGCATGTCCAATATGAGCGGGTTGTCGATACCAGGACAGGTCACGTTGACACTCATGCTCTGTTCGTCGGCCAGCACAAGAGTTCCATTGTAGCCCATGCGCTTCCACAAGGCGGGTAGAGACGTCATTCGTCCGTCCCAGGTGTTCCAACTGACGCGCGCTTGCAATAGCTGCCGATATACCGAATCAACAAGTACTGGACTGACGCCGTTGCTAGGTTGGAACGGCAGCGTACGGCCCATTCCCAGTATTTGCCCCAGTATGTCTAATTGCGCACCAACGGCGAAGTCCAAGTCGAACGCCGTGTCCAGCTGCACGGCGCACTCATTTACATCATCGAATTTACGAAGCAACAAAGTGAGTAGCGCATTCAGCTTGGGCGAGTTTTTATACTGGCTTGTAAGTAGCCCCAGATAATACCCAATCGGTAAGGTCTCGAGCGGCACATTGCCGAACTTACCGCTTCCGTATCCGCCTACTCCAAAGTTTGGGTTGCTCATACGGCAGTCACCAACACGGTGCTTGCGGTTGCGGTTGCGACCTGGTAGAAGTTAAGCGCCAGGTCGCTGGTGCCGGTGGGTGTCGACGTGAGCGCGGAAGCCACGCTTCGCACACTGAATGCCGGAATGTCTGGGTTGCTACGCGCGTTCAACGCCGCGCCATATAGCTCTGAATAGACTACCGGCTCGCCAATGCCAAGGCTGTTCAAGTAGTCGATCACCGCAACCTGTATGGCAGTCAGCGTCGCCGTGGTGAAGCCGGTCAAGCCGTGGACGGTCATCGTCACGTAGACGGGGGCAGGTACAGCCGGCACGTACCCGATATTAGTAACTTGCCCGCCCATATTTGGGTCGGCCACCGGGGTAACAACCATGAGCGTGAAGTTGATCGTATCCCCTACGCCGGAAGCCGCCGCCGTCGGAACCGTTATCGGTACCGTGGTGCTTCCAACAACGTAAGTTGCGGCAATGGCAGTGCCGGCAACTATAGCGGCGGAGTTAGTAACGTCGCTAAGCAGCTGACCGACTACTAAACCCGTAGCGCTGGTGACGGTGATTGTACTGGCACCACTAATAAATGTAGCTGTAGTGGTGACGTTCCCAGCCGCCGCCAGAGTATTGCAACCTATGCCGCGATTGTCATAAATGACCTGTGCGATCTCAGCCGCCGTGCCGCCTTGGACTACGCATGTTAAAGAATGCGGACCGTTGCCGTACGCGTCCGTGCTACTAGATGGGTTCTCCAGAACACTCACCCTCTCCACGTCGGTGAGCGCCAACAAGTCTGCTTCCGTACCAGCCAGCAGCGTTATACTTGGAACCGCGACGCTGACGGCAAACCGCGCCCGTAGCTCTGAATCAGACTCAACGGCGGTACCGGGCGTGCTCGGAGAAGAGTTGGTAACCGTCAACCAACCAGCAGAACTACTTTGACTGATGATATCGACCTGTCCGGCTTCGGCTACTACAGCGCCTGGCGTAGAGCAGACGGCGGCCACATTCACGCTTCCACCTGCCGGTATAGTGACTGATACCGGAAGATTCCAGTAATAGCCATTCTCATCCTCAGCTACGCCGTTAGTAATTGTTGAATACGCCGTGCCGCCCACCGTGAGCGTGACAGTGCTGAACGTAGCCTGACGGCGGGCTATGCCAACTAGCTTGCAAAGCCGGTCCAACCCAGCACCGACAGCGTACACTGGCGAGCTTTGATTATAATTCAGCTGCAGACCAGCGTTACAGTCGGCATGCTTGAGACTGATAATGCTGAGCAGCTGGTAAATCGCACTACTGGGATCAATGGTTTGGTTCTGACCATACACATTCAAAAATCCCTGCAAATTGTCTTGAAGAATATCTTGGTAATAGGCAATAGACAAACCAGCTGGGCCAACACTAGGCGCTAAGTAACTCATACCGCTAACCTCCTATAAACGCCGACGCGCCGGGTTGGTTGGTGACGGTCGTAGTTCCGAACACGGTCTGAACCGCGGCAGCGATTCGCAGCTGCGCCGTGTCGTTATCAAACTCCACGTCCATACTAGTTATACCTGTAACGTACGGCGTGCCTAGTATCACCTGCTGCACGGCCAACTGCATCGCCAGCAGACCTTTCGGGCTGGCCAACTGCCCCAGTATGGACTGGAACATCGGCAGTCCCAGGTTCAAATCTTCCCACCACTCGCCCTGGAACAACTTCAACCTGGTAAGTATATTCTGCGCTACGGCCTCAGTGCCGGTCAACGCCGCGCCTGTATCGAACACCGGGTCGTAACTGGAGTCCAAGGCCAAATATGAAACACTTGACATTACTCAGCCTCCAACACTGTACTAACTACGCCAATAGGATTAGGCGGCGCTGTTGTAAGATACTTAACCGACGGCATGTAGACGGTCTCGAACCAGGTGAGGAAAGCCTGCGTCAACAATGCCTGCGCCGCGCCGCCCACAGCTTTGGTTGTAACTGCCGGAGCCGTTATGTTCACCGCGCTACTGGCCGTGACATTCACTACTGGAGCAGTGACAGTAATGCCGGCAGCAGCAAGGTCAATCACAACCGTGCCATCCTTACTGCGTAGCTGGGCATTTGTCATGGAGTAGTTAGGTAGCTTTTCAGGCTGGCTCCATGGACCGGGAATACAAAAGGCGTCGCTCAGGTCATGGCGGCGCAATTCGAATTGGTTCTGCACGCCACCACGCAGCCACCAGTAATCACGCGCCATATCGGCGAACACCAGCAGGCACTCATCACCAGGTTGTATTGGCAGCGTGAGCCACCAATCACCGCCATGAGGCATCACCACCGGAACGTCTTTCAGCACGGAGATTGTAGTGTCGACAGGCGGCTTGCCCGGCGTTACGACCTTTTCCCGCAGCGCGATTTGAACTACGGCTAACTGACGATCTGCGTCGAAAGATTGTATGATACCCGGCACCGACACGCGCAAATCGCACTGTGACTGCCTGATCAGCTCAGCCCACTGTGCGTACTCAGAAGCTAGTCGAACTTGAGGACTTAGATTTGTTACTGCAGATGCAGACATACTAATTATCCAGTCTTGAACATTTCTTTCAGCTGCGTGTACTTGCGTGTAAAGCCGTGAATTTCAGTTTCCCAGATATCGCCCCGCGTATCGCCGTAGTGGTGAACTTCAGCCACGCAGTAGCTTACTTCGAGGGCGTAGGGCGGTTGCTCTGCGCCTATCTGGTAGGCATATTGCTGAATGATCGTGTTGTCAATGCGCACCAGAAGAGTCGGGAACTTCACAATGATGCGCGGATCCAACAGCACTCGAAACGTGACGCCACAATCATTCTGCATCGGCGTTCCAAGTATGGTGTACGACGTGCTAGATTCAGGCGCTGGGCCTTTCCAATCAACAGGAAGCGGCGTGCTATACACGTAATCAGGAGTGTCAGTGCCGGAATCAAGACTTCCTATGGCGGCTCCGCCCGGAGCCTTGTACCAATAAGATCCGCCATCGTTCGATACTTGTCCAAAGTATTTGCTGACGGTGCCGAAAAATGTTTTCGACATCGGGTACTCTTTGGCTTCGACCGCAGTTGGCAAAGGGCTCAATAGCTTATAGCCTTTAACAGTGGCGACCATTTTTCTGACCGCCTCGGCCTGCGTACTAAGAATCGTGAAGTTGACGTCAATGGGTTGTATGGGATCTGTCGCCAAGCAGTGAAACGTGACCTTGTTATCTACTACATTTTCTCGCCCATACAGAACCTGCATTACAGCGCCGTCCCAGATGACATGATTTGGCTGGCTATCAGCCTGATAACCAGCTTTGAGCGTTACCCAGTGCGCGTTCTGAAGCGCGTCCATAATACTGGGGTCGTTCATATTGTAGACGCTGATATCTGCAAACCACCAGTTAGCTGGTATAAGGCTTTGATGAATCTCAAATGTGACACGCAGCGCCGCAGGCTCCCAGGTGTCGCTGCTTAACGCTACGCCGTCACCACTGCCATCCAGTGATTGGTAGACAGTAAGTTCATACGACCGCCCAAAATACCGTACCGTAGACGCGGCGCTCATGGGGCGGTATCTCCCCAGGTCAATATGAAGCCTGTTCCTAAATCATCTTGCCCTGGGTAGTCAGAATCATCGACGCCCAAGTTGAGAATGTACGCGCTGCCTATCTGCAGATACCCAAATTGCGCCAACAGGTTTGCAGCCGGATACCACCCGGTTACAAGCGGGATGCCGTCTAGCAGCAAATTGCCCTGCGAGTCATAGATCGTCAAAACCCAATAACCGGCCATAGCCGACCAGTGGATTGTAAGCGTAAGCGTAAGCGACTCTCCATCCACTTGAAGCTGCGCCGTTACGCTTTGCTGAGCTGAGGATAAAGAAACTACTTGGAGGGCCATTTATAGAGCACCTCCACCAATAGTCTGCATAGAGTAAGAAGACGCCGTTCCAGCGCCTATCGCCGTAGATGGCGTAAAACTTGGCACGCCCGTACCAGATACTACCACCGAGCTAGGACTACCGGTTTCTGCCGGATAATAAGCACTAGGCACGTAGTTCAACAGAGTTTGTAGCGTAAGCGGCGCTGGAGTAACAGTCCCTTTACCAAATACGTTAGTCGTATCTGGCCGCGCCGTAGCTGCAGCCTGCGTACTAGCTATAAATATCTCACTAAACACAACGTGGAACCGGCCAGAGGCGACGGTTCGGCTGGTCTCTTCGGCCGAAACCGACTCGACAATCATATTAGGGTATGACCGCAGCCTTGTTTGTACAATTACCAGCGTTCGTTGCCGAGCCAATTCGCACAACGCATCAAAGGCGTTAACGCTGGTCGAACCTCCGGAACCTCCCCACATACCTGGAAATGGGATGTCCATAACATCTGACACCCCAATTTCCATCATCAGTTTAGTGGGCAATACGTAAGCATGGTCAGTTATCGCCGCCCCCGACTGAACCGGGTGCTCAGTGCGCCGCAACACTAATTCGTGAGCAACGCGCAGTGGAGTTAAAACGTAGGACGCGCCGGTTGTAGGAACCAAGATAAGATAGACGGGGGATGACCATTGAGGCGGGCGCCACCCATTCACCACCAACTTACTGCCTGCCGACGAAGCTACCGCTTTGTTCGCGGCGCTCCCAGAAAGTAGTTGATTGGTATTTACTAAAGCCGGACCAACGCCAATTGTATTACTGACATCACCCATTGACGACCCAGCAATAATGGTCATGAGTAGACCCCTTGAGCCAGCGCGTGGAATATATTTCTTTTTAACGTAGCTGAAATTGTACGCACCACTTCTTTGCCGTCTGATCCTGGCGGCATGTGCACATGAATATCGCCCATCGATACACTTACGTGGTGCTCAACCTTAGCCGCGTAGCCCAACTTAGACGCGGGTATGCCGCCAGCAGCCAACATACGGTTGACCGCTTCTGACCCGCGATTGTAAGCCGTAAGCGCGAGAGTTGGATCACCGCCGTATTCTTTGAGTTTACTATTTATGTACGCAGTTCCAGCTGCTACGTTTTGTTCTGGCGTCATATTAGCGGCGTTCGGAAAGGTTCTATTATTCAACTGCATTAAGCCATAATCAATACTACCATTAGCATTACGATGAGGTGGAACATTAGGGTTACCGCCGCTTTCAACCTGCATTACAGCACTTACAAGTGCGTCGCTGGCCTTCCCATCAGGAGTAAGTGCGGCGTTAGGGCCAGAAGTATCCACCGTCTTAGTATTTTTCCCGCTTGAAGCCCACAACTTCAAAAGCGACGGTATAGGACGTAAAATCCAACCGCTCCACTTATCGAATGTAGATGGCGCACCAGCTTGCCATGCAGGATTATCCGCCTCTTTTTCACCAAGCGGCCCTACGCCTTCCTTAAACCCTCGTGCGTCGTTACCTTTACCTACGCCACCGCTTAGAGTAAATCGTCCGTAGTCTACGGCTTCCGATAATGCACCCTTATACTCGCCACTGGCTAGCAATGTGAGTACGCTGGCATTATGTGTTACCAAAATACCTAAGTTAGTCAACCTCACGACAATCCAGTTAATAGCCCCCGCTACTTTTTCTAGAGCTTTAGCGAAATTATCGAATTTGAAAGTTGCACTTTCTATAGACGTATCACCGCTTAATAATCCAACAAAGTTAGTAAAGGACAGCGCACTCATCTTCAACTCTTCGCCCACGCCTTTTAATGTCACCCCGATACTACTAAGAATAGGCACAAGGTACTCATTCACACGGCGAGTTGTCTCAGGCAGATTAGCAGAAAACTGATTGTTAAATTCAATAAGCTTCTTAAGCACCTCGTCGATCTCAGGCGCAAAGGCTTTAGCTAGCCCCGCAGTGAGAGATTGCTTAAAGTATATCCATTCAACTTCAAGGGCGGCTATTTCATTGCGAACGTCGCGGATCTTCATGAAGTCCGCTTCATCGCCGCTTTTATCCATCCCTGCCTGCATCGTATCTTGCAGGTGTATAAGCCGGTGCGCCCGGCGATTAAGTTCTGCGTCCCAAGCTATCATACCAAGCGGCTGGCCTAAGGCGTCAAGCGTGATCTTGAGCTTTTTAGCCGCGTCAGCGTTCATGAACATGGTCAGGCCGAACAGGCGATACTCCTGATCAGCGACGGCTACACCTTCAGCCATTTTACCGACCGCCCCGGCAACGGCGGCTAAAGCACCGACAGCTTCTACCTGAAACTTCAAAACGGTAGCGGCAAGACTTAGGAATGAAACTTCTCCCTCGTCTACAGCGGAAGTTATACTGCCAAGGGCGGATTGAAGCTTAGCCAGTCCGGCGTCATCAGTGCTTACGCCCAGCCGCACCAGGTATTCGTCTAAGTAACCAGCCATATCAACCCGCCTCGCCTTTCTGCTGCGTCTGCTCATGCCACTCAGCAGCACGCCACTGATTTTCCTCTAGCACGTCCAAGTACTCATGCGCGTCCAACAAGTCTTGGAACGTGTAGGTGCCATCCCGTAGTTCATGCTGCCGCCACAACCCAGCTGACACCGGGCGCCAAAGGAACGCATCAAGGCTGAAGTAGTTTACAACGTCGTAGGTACTGGCGGGCGGCTGCCGCTCGGCATGGACGGCGAACCGCTCTGGGCGAAAAAATCCGCCACATTAAACATCAAACTTTGCGTTGTAAGGCCCAGTACCAGCTGCAGATCAGCGGCCACATCAGGCGCTGTCCAACTACCGTCCTGATTCATAATCGGCATGGCGGTGGGAGCCGTTATGCCAGGCAATTTCTCCATACGATCGACAACAGCTAAGCAACTGTGCTGTACAAATTTGAACGCTTCAAAATCCAATCCGCGCAAGAACGCAGTGAATGCTGAAAATAACGTCCCATCTTTTACCGCCTGACCTACTTGATCAGCAGCGGCCAATAAGATGCGCGTAGTAATGAAGCTACCCACTTCAGGCGACATACGGCGAATGACAAAAGTCTGCCCACTTAAATCTACCGTAATAGAAGCAGGTTTGGGCGGTTTAATCTGATGTTGCGGCGTTGACATACAATGCTCTCCTTGCAAGAGACGGTATAGGCCCAGTACTGAAGCATCTCAGCACCGGGCCTTGTGACGGTTAAAAATTAAGATTAACGACTTTACAAGCCATAAGCGTCCACGTCACCCGCGCGCCATGAGCGGCGTACGCCTTGGCCGGAATGCGCTGAAAACTGACGCCAGTTAGCTGATGGGTGCTACCGTCTAGCAACGTAATGAAGGATATTACGCCTGAAGCCCACGTGGCTAGCACGCCAGCATCAGCTAGCGATTTTACAGTGTTATAAGCGCCTAGCAGGTACTTATGAAGCGCGCTGGTCTGCTGGACTTCAATCGACACAGAGCCGTTATCACCCGCAACGTAGGACGGCATCACAGATCCGTCCGCCGCAACGTCCTGCACGGTACGGTCTTCACTCATCGTGATGGTGATACTACCCACGCCGACATTACCACCAACGAGCGGAAATACTCCACCGGCAGTTGTGATAACACCTTTGAGGTCCTTAAAGCTGTACGTCGTAGTAGCCATTTCCTAATTCTCCTTTGTCAATTCCATTTGTGCAAGGACGCTCAGAGTTGTACGTTCACCGAAATAATAACGGACTGAACTGCGCCCGCCGTGATGATCAGGCAGTAGATGGGCATCGACTTGCCGGCTGCGCGATCGCCGCTGGACTGCTGCGAGTACGGCGCGGACAGGTTCAGGTAGCCGTTGTCCAGCGCGGTGCCGTCACTCACCGTCGCGCTGCCGACCGTGATGGTATTACCGGTCCACGTTCCACCAGCAATGAAGCCTATACTAGCCAGCAATTGACAAGCCTGGTTAGCATCATGAAGCAGCTGCGCCTGGCCATTATTATCCTGCGCTATAGCAGGTGCGTCGCTCAGGTCGTTCATCACGTTGTACTGCAGATTAGCCACTAGCAAAGCAGTGAACAGGTACAAGTAAAATGGATTACCGTCTGGGCAGCGACCCTGCTCCAGCAGCTGGTACGGCGAAAAATTACCGTACACATTAAAATTAGCGCCGGTGATATTGCCATACTGAGTCTGCGTGAGCGGCTCCGGCGCTATGCCTTCCAATGCCTTATGGGCCATGGTGAAGAAGCTGTTCGCCAGCCCGGTATTGAGTCCCATGGCGACGCCCATAGCAGCAGCGGCGGCGTAGACGTTGTTCGGATACAGGGCGCTCTGCGTGGTTGAATAGACCATGAACGCCTTATACTTGAGCGCCTGCATCTGCAGTGCCAGGTTGTTCAGCGTTCCGGCGGCGATGGCGGCTGTGCTACTGGCGCCGAAGTAAAACACTGACTGCCACTGCGGCGACGCCCAGGCCGCGTTGTTCAGGTGGTCAGTGTCAGTTGCCAGGTAGCTGTTACCCGCTGTGCCGATACCCATGTAGGCCCACCAGACCGAACTGGCCAGTCGGCAAGCCTGCGCTGCTTGGAGAATTGTCTCACCCACGGCGGTAATGTTCACCTTCAACCCAGTACCAGCAACACTGTTTGTAGTAGTAGCCAAGTTAGTTGCCGTGGAGTAGCCGGTTCCGGCAGTGCCGCTCACCGGCGCAACAGTAAGTACCTGCCCCGCCGAACCGACGGTAAGCACTTGCCACAACGCGCCGCTGGCCAATGATTGCGTCGGGGTGAAGGTGTCGTTAGGCTTGTAACCGTTGCCGACTGCGCCCAGGCTAGTCTGCGCAGCCGTCACGGTGGTGCTAGCTCCCAATGTCAACACGGCCACCGTCGGACTGGTAATGCTGGCCACGGTCGTGACCAGGTCGGCTCCGGCTGTTCCAGCTCCTACAACTCTTACTGCCGTACCTACATCACCAGCGACAAACGCCGCCGTCAGTGAAGTTAGGTATGTAGGATTAGTTGTATTGCTCATCGCCCCGTCGGCAACTGTCCGCCCGTTGATTACGAGCGTCTGGATGCCGCTTGGGTTAGTGGCTCCGACCCACACGTACTGCGGCGCTGGGGTCTGACCGAAATATACACTCACGGCAATATATTCTGGTGACGTAGCAGAGAACCCGTCGGCAAGCATGGCCGTAGACCAATTACTGGCAGTATATTGTTTCAACCTGCCGTACGTCGCGATGGCTGCTGTCTGCCCGATAATCAGCCCCTGATTATACTGTGGAGCGCTGAAAGCGGCGGGCGAGATCGTTACTGAAATGTCGCAAATGTCGCTCAGTGGGAGCGGTGTAGTTGCCATTGTGAAATCTCCTGTAGGGTGGTGTCAGCTAACGATGGTGCTGACTGTTAAGTCTTCTGATTCCACGGTCACTGGCACGCTTACCACAGCCGGCACCGTCGTAGTTTCAGTCACGAACTCATTCATGCAGGTGGAAAAGTCTACCCGCTCCCACCACTGCGCGTTGAACTGCTCCGGTACGCGCTGCGGGGCAGCGTTGTCGGGGTTGGGAAACAACTGTGATAAGCCAAGCTGGTCGGTAAAGTATTCCTGGAATAGCGCGCTGCGTACTGCTGAAGCGTGGTTCAAACTGCCAGGTCCGTAAAAAATCCAATGCACAGTCCAGACGCGCGTGTACGTCCAAGTGTACATTACAGGTGTGGGAGAAGGCTCAGCGTTTGTACGAGCCAGGTCACGCAGCTTGTCGTAGTCGTCGTTCTCCAGCACGCACCGCAGATAGCAGACGTCAGTCTCAGGTGCATCTACGAACGGCTGGCCTTCGGTAGGCCAGTCAACGCGAACTGCGCTCAAGTCGGGCGGGTCGATGCCTATCATTCCACACGTAATGGACTGCAACAGCGTGTTGATCTGATCCACGGTCAGCGCCGTCGTGGTGAATTGCGTGCCGTTGGGATATGTAATAGCGGTGGTCATGACTTGCGCCGTTTAGGTTGAGGCGGCGAGTCTTCTACAGCTACGCCGACGGGTGAGTCAACGACTACCAGGTCAGCCGCCGACTCAGTAGGCGAGACAGCAGGAATAACCACGTTAGTACCCGGAACTCGGATGTTGCCGCACGCCAGGTTCATAACGTAGGCCTGTGTACCAGTAACCCAGTCTGGTACGAATTGCGGTTCCGGCCCGGCCCAGCAGGTAATCGTAGGCCGCCCGACAGCCCGGAATGCTACGTCCCGCAGCACGATGATCTTCATTTCTAAGCCTCCTTGCTTTACGGCCTTAGTTACCCCTATAATCAATCCCTGAGGCCCGCAAACGGGCACCTGTGCACGCCAAACAGGCCTTTAGGTAGCACTCATACGGGTCGCCAAAGCCTTCCAATACCCGCCGCCAGGGTAGTGCTTCACATCCAGGAGCCGGTACTGCTCGCCGTTGTATACGAGTATGTCAGCCGCTGCTGTGGCCGTGGCGGTTTCAACTGGCCACTGAGCTTTGAAAACGCCTGCCGCGCTGACTACCGTGTTCATGGTGATAGCCGTGCCTGTCAACGTGTAATCAATACCCGGCGTCAAGAACGCACCATTCAGGAACAACACTATTTGTCCCTGCGGCGCTGTGCTGAGCGTGAACGTCGTACCCGGCCTCGCGCCAGCAGGCGTTTCCTCGTGCAGCGTGGTGGCTTGCATTTTTCCGCGCGTAGTGTAAAGCGGCACCGTGGCCCAGAACGAAAAGACCTGCCCCACGCGATCGCCTTCCGGCAGCATGGCGGCTTCCTTGTCCGTGGCCTGCTGAACGGGGCCAACCAGCTCCAACGTGCTGGTGATAGTGCTTTGGAACTTCCCTGCTACCCACTGGCCGGTCGAACGCAGCACCTGGAACGGCTGCGGCGCGGCCAGGTCGATGTCGCTTACAACGTCAGCCATTGAGATCACTACGTCACCGCCTTAGGAAGAACGTCATCAACGCCACGACAGCCGCCACCACCGTAGACACGGCCAGCGACAAAGCCAGAATAGTTGCACGGCTGTCCTTAACCGCCGCCAGTGCGACGCTGATAGCTTTGTCATGCGCCTTTTCGCGTTCGTTCATAATGCTGAGCAGGTGGATACGTAGCGTTTTCGAATGTCCAGCCCGGTACGCGCTCATCTTCTATCAAGTCAGGCATCTTGATTTCTACTCCTCTTGCCGCGTGATACCTACGATCGCCGCTCTTAACGCCCCTGTGTCTATCAGTGGCCGATCACTGCCTTTGCGCTTGATCGTGCCGGGCGTATTAGGTTCCCACCCATTCCTAGCGTCTGTAAACCACTTCCTGGCGGCGTTTTGCCCGGCCAAGCTGGCGGCAACCATGCGCTTACCGGCTTCATCTTTATCACCAGCCAATGACGCCTTCACGCTGGCCGTTATTTGCCGCGTGATAGGTTCTTTATTCCCACTAGCTTGCACCGCCGGCTCGATAACAGGTCGCGCCGGGATTTTATCAATCGGCGAACCTTTGGTGTGAATAAAAAGCAACTCGGCGTTGTTGACATCATTCGCGGCGGCGTGTTGCAGGTAAGCCTTTTTGCGCTTGCCTTTTACCTTGCTGGCCATGGCGAGCAACACGTCCTGACGGCTGGCGTTGTCCGCCGGAATACCGACGTAGGCGGCGAGCTTAGTGACCTGATGAACCCGGTCCATCAAATTCTGACTACCGAGTTTGCGGGCGATGGTGATCTGCGGGGTGGGCACGTTACCACAACACCATCGGCCCAGAACCGATCACTTTGGCTATCGTTATTAGTTGCTGCCCATACCGCGTAAGCTGGAACGCCCCGAAGCCCTTGAGATCGTCCAGTACGGTGTACGAACCGGACACGTCACCGACAGACTTGCTGGTCAGTATGCCGGTGGCCACGCCTTGCGCCGCTACCTGCCCGGCTGTAGGCTGGACCGTAACGGTGGAAGTCGAAGCCAGGAACCACGTCGCGTACAGCTGATCGGCGCCCAGCGCGGTGCTGAGCGTCAGGCTGGTGCCGGTGAGCGTGTAGTCAGCCGTGCTGCCGGCGATCTGGTACTGACCGTTGCGGTAGAGCGACAGCTGCCCGCCAGGCGGAGAGGCGGTGATAGTGAACCGCGTGCCGGTCAAGTCGCCCACCATAGCAACGGGCGCTTCGCCGTGAAGTAGATTTTCGACGGTGGTCTGCAGCGTAGGAGCGTCGGCCTCAGCCCACAGTGTGAGGTAATGGGCGACGAACAACCCCATAGCCAGCTGCCAACTATCCTGATACAGGTTCTGCTTCAGGCTGGCCGTAGCCAGGTTGATATACACCTGAATGACGGCGGCGGGCGTAGGCGGCGCTTCGTACACGAGCAACGTAGTGGTCACTGACGTGAGCGCGGCCTGATTGACCGTAACACTGCCGGAACCGATGCCCGTGATGACGCTGCCTGTTGGTAATACTCCAGCAGCTTGAACGAACTGCCCATAGGCCAGCCCAGTGGTATCAGGCACAGCGACGGTCTTGCTGCCGGCAACGGTGGTGCAGTTAAGCAGTTGCACAGCAGGGCCGAAGAATTTCGGGTACATCACGGCCAGGTCATCGAGCGTGTACGGAGGGTTAGTGCCGCGAGGCGTGAGGTTGCCCACGCCCCAAGGCGAAAACCCACCCGCAACGCTGAACTCCTGCCCCGCGCCCCAAGCCGTATCCAACCAGGCTGAAAAATCAGGCCACATAACAGCGTCGCCTCCTGGCGGTAATTATTTCTGTAAGCCGTGTGTCTTGGCCGCTGCTGCTGCTGCTTTCTGCTTGGCGGTAAGGGGCTTTGCTTCGGCGACGGGTTCGTCTTCTGCCTCAGGCTCGCCATCGTCTTCAGGTTTCTCAAGTGCTGGTTCCTGCGCACCCGGCTCATCGTCTTGCGCCGTGAATTTTACTTTGGGAGTCTTCGGCTCTGCCGCCGACAAAGGCTCAGGCGGCGTGAGGTCGACAATGCTGCCGTCCTTGACGCCCATCTCCCAGCCCAGAGTAGTTTTGACCCAGGCTGGGACGTTGGTATGAACGCCAGGCTTTACTGGATAGCGCTGTTCGCCTTTGCCGTCGTGGTGGAAAAAGATTTTCGCTTTTGTAAAATGAACTTTGAGCAGTTTCATAGTGTCCTCTCCTTGCGGAAGATTTGGTTAGTGCTGCGTGGGCACGTCAGGCGTATTGCAGGGCGGCAAGGAACACCCTGCCGTCTGCCTGACGCGCCCACGCAACGTGGTTAGGTTCATGGAAACTCAGATGCTCGCCTCCACGAACTAGGTTCTGTGCAACCCTTAGATGCCGTCAGCGTAAACAGCTGTGGTGGTCCGCTTCATGATCACCTGACTGATGGAACCCGCCCACATCGTTTCGAACGAGCCGCCACCGCGTGTCGTAGGCACAGTCATGGCCTGCGTCATTGGTTGGGGTATCTTCAAGTAGAG